GCAGCTCCAACAGTTACATCTGATCTTTGTTGTAAAGGTGCATTTCCATATTGGTCTTCTCTGTCATTTCTCTCAAGTCTTTCTAGTGCAGTTTGATACATCTTCTCCCATTGACCTGCTTGGTTAGGTTCAATTCCACCTAAAAAGTTAGCAGCATGATATAATGAACCATATAAATATATAGCTGGGTGATTTGATAAGATATAATTTGTAGTATTTGAATCTGATAAAGGATCAAACTCTTTGTAATAATTTATTGTACCGGTGTATGAACTTGCAGGACTTGGTGCAAATCTAAAATTATCTCCAATGATTGTATAGGTACTTGGTTGTCCAGACATTGAACCCCCTTTGATTTGATCCATTTGAGCAGGGGTAATATAATTTAAAGCATATTTAGTTCCACCATTTACAATAAAGAAATCTCTTACTTGTAAAAATCCTGTAGGAAGTGCAACTGTTTCAGAATCAATTGTAAATGAACTGTCAGTTGTAATCATTTTTCTAATTCTTAATTTTGAATTAAAATCTTTTTCTGCAAGAACAATAAAATCACCAGATATTTCTGATGTTAAATCTGATCTATTTAACCAATTAGCGATTGATGTTTTTAAAGCTGAATATGTATTTAATGCCATTATAATTTACCTTCTGCAGTTCTAAAGTATCTAAACTCACTTGAGTTTAATTTCTTTTTTAATATATTTTTTTGAACATCTTTTGGTAGTCCAAACCAGTTATTACTACCATTATATTCTTTTGCCCAAACTTGCAAAGCAATAGTTGGAATACTTGCTACTCTTTTCATATCCCTAGTTTTATTATACCCATCATTTAGGGTTAATAATCTTTTATTGTGTTGCAAGTGAGGTGTAATATTGACTTCTTCTTTGGTTACAATCTTACCTTCCATGTCATCTTTCATGTAGGTAGTTTTTTTTAAACCATCTATCTCAATATCTTTTTTCATCTGCCTTGACCTTTATATCTAGTTTGTTTCTTCTGTCGTTTCTCATTTTTGTTCTGAGATTTTTTGTGTTTACCAGGTCTTTTTTTTGGTTTAGGTCTTGGAACAAAATGCGTAAACTTTTGTTTAGCCATTCCTAGCTAGACATTTCAGTAACTGAAACTTCAGCAGTACCTATCACAGCAACTTTTTCACCAGGTGAAACTTTAAAAATTTCAGGTTGGTCAGCAGGTACAAAAATACTTGCAGATCCAGCAGTTGCAGAAGCTGTTGGTGATGCACCAAATAAAATATGAATATCAGCAGGTGTTGCTATTCTTACATATTCAGTTTGTGAACCAAATGCAGCTGATGCTACAGATGAACCAGAAGCTGTTAAACTTTGGTGTGTAGTAGGTTTTAAAGCATAATTCATAGCCATTATATTCTCCTTAAAATTAGGGGAGGGGGAAGTACCGGCTAGGCAAGATCCCCCTCAAATTAATATTATCTTCTTATTACAAAAGTGACAAGAAGTTTTGCAGTTCCAGTTGAACCACCATCTGTAATCATTTCGATAGTTCCACCTTCTTCAACTCTATTAGCAGCACTTGGCTCAGATGTATCTACATCACCTGCAGCAGAACCAGAGTATGCAACAGTAATAGCAGAGTTAGTCATAGCAGTACCACCAACTTCAAAAGTAATAGCTGCATTAGCACCTGAAATAGCACCTTGTAAAGCAGTTAAAATTTTAACTACTTTTCCACCATCAGGGATAGCAACAAAAGTTGATGAAGCTGTAGAAATATCTTCAATCTCAGCAGTTATAAAATAATCGTTTAGTGTTCTCATTTTTTATCCTTTTTATTTGCTTCGTTCCGAATTCAAAGAAATCTTCAAAGTCCAAACAAAATTGTTAATTGAATATGATGGGGGATTTCTCCCCCACCACAAATTATTTATTATGAAGTTGTAAGGTCAGTAACCATACCACTTGCTTTTTCATTTCTAGACTCAAGAGTGTACTCTGCTAACATGAATCTCTGATCTGCGTCTGCAGTCTGAGCTGGAGTTTGTAGAGTGAAATCTCTTAAGAAAGAAACTGCCCAGTAGTCCATCTCTAAAATTAGAGCATCTTGACCAACTTTAGCAGCAGTCGCATTAGCACCTCTAATAAATCTGTTCGGAGCAACTTGTAAAGTTCCAAAGTCACTTTCGTACACATCAATAGATGTAACTAATCTTCTGTCTTCTGCTTGGTCAAATCTAGTTGAACCACCAGTAAAGCCAGACAGTTTTTGTTTGTTGAAAGCACCAACCATAATCATGTTTGGATTTCCACCTTCATCATAACATTGTCTTAGAACTGATTTTAATTGATCCTCAGTAAATGCTCTCTGAGTACCATCAGTTCTTGCAGCACCATTACCAGCACCTGAACCACCAGCACCTGCATCAACATTAGTTTCGATCCAAGTTTGGACTCCACCTAATTCTCTTGCAGTACTAGCATCACCAGCAACTTTAGCATTGTTAGATAAAAGAGCAGTTTCCATATCTCTTTTTAACTCTTTCGCAGCTTTAGCTACTTGGTAAGCTAACTCATTGTTTCTACCAGCAGATGTTACAGCATCATTAGTTCCTGATACTTGAACAGCTTTTGTAGAAATCTGAGTGTAGTTAGTTTCTTTAGTTGTTGGAGATTGAGTACCATAAGTAATGTTTGCTCCTTCAACTGCAGCATTGGCAGCAACATCTGCTAACGCATCTGTTTGCCATTGGTGTGATGTATTAGTTGCTTTTGTTTTAGCAACTCCAGACATAAAAGGTGTTTCAGTTGGAGATATTGAATAAATAATATCTGCCAAATCTTCTCTTATGCCAACTGTGTCGTATGTTTTATAAACAGCCATTTTTTTCTCCTATTTGGTTGTTGGTTTATAAATAACGCATCAACAAATCAGTTGCATCTTTTGGATTTCCTGATCGTTTCAACGATTTCAGTTTATCCAACCTTGATTTTCTGTCTGTATCTTCCTTAGTAGTTTTAACACCAGATTTAACAAATTTAGATGGCTTAACTTTTTTAGAAACTAAACCAGGTTTAACTGATTTTGATTTCGTATAGTTCATCGCATCCATAATCACATCAAAATATCTTGAGTCATAAATTCTAGCAACATCCTCATTAGAGAATCCTTTAGAACTTAAATAGTTCACAATATTTTGTTTAACTGTAGTACCCTTTACAGGATCAGCAATTTCAGGATGTCTTAAATGAAGTTTTCTTTGTTCTTCTTTTAATATTTCCTGGAACTGAGCTTCTTGATGTTCTCTCAGTTTTTGCTGTGCTTGTTGTATCGTTTGTTTTCTTTTTTGAATCCTACGATCAACTCTTGCAGCTTCAGTTGGATCTTCATCCCAAAGTCTATCAAGCTCTTTGGAATTCATATCATTGTTAATCTCAGCATTTAAAGTCGCCACTAATGAATTAAGATCATCCATCTTGGTGGAATACTGATTTTTCAGACGATCTTCTTCGGCTTTTAGCTCTCTTTTTTCGATTGCTATTTCCTCAGTTTTTCGTCTATAGTCGGCATCCTTTTGATAACCTGCTTTTAATTCTTCAAGGTCAACATCAATCTTTTCACCATTTACAATTACTTGGTGTAGATCGGTTTCTTGTTCTTCAATTGCATTCTCATCTATAGATGCTTCTTCTTCTTGATCTGCAACTTCTAAAGTTTCCTCTAGTTGAGTTTCAGTTTTTTGTTCAACCTCAGTTTCAGCATTCGCTTCTACTTTTGATTCAACTGGTTCTGCTTCCTTTTGAGATTCTTTGATAACTCCTTTAGAGTCCATTAAACCTTCAATGTGTTTTGCAGCACCTTGTATTGTTGCATTAGTCAACAATGGGTTTGAGTCAGACATTAGTCCTCCTATTGGTTAAGCTGTCTTATGACTTGGCTTTGATTTATTCTAACCGATGGGTTAAAATTTTTTTTGCAGTTGTTGTTTTCTAAAATCTTCTAACTGTTTCTCTGCAAGTTTCCCTGTTTCGATTACAGTATGAAGATGTTGTTCAACTTTTCCAACAACATTATAAGCAATCCAAAGTTTTTCTCTGGTATCGCTTTCTTTAGCACCAGTTTTTTCAAGTAGTGCTTCAGAATAAAGTTTTTTTAGAGAATCTATTGCCTCTACAAAAATTTTATTCTCCAATATCTGTTTGGCTTGGTTGGATCGGCTGATTTCTTCCGATCTCCTCACCTGGTCTTTGGTTTCCATTTAATCCTTGTACCTGTTTAGTAAACATATTAGCAGATTGTTGTGCTTTTTCAAGAATCTTGGATTGATTTGACATCATCATCTTATCCAAGTCAGCATCTGCTTTAATTTTTGCTGTATCAAGCTGAGTATTATATTTTAAAGCGATTTCTTTTATCTTAGCTTCAAAATCTAACTGCATTTGTTGAGATTTTTGTTGTAGTTCTTGGTATTGTAACTCAAGATCAGCAATTTTTCTCTTATTCTCAGCATCAATTCTAGTAAATTCAATTTTTTCAATTGGAGTTAGTGGTGGTGGTTGTGGTGGAGCCATCATTTGTTTACCAATATCAGGATTAACAAAGTAGCTATCCACATTTTTAAGACCTGCGTTCTCAATAATTTTAGATAAAGTGTTATACATATTTTTTAAACTAACCATTGGCATCTCTTTTCCACCTTGTAATTGGAAGGCTTGAAGTTGTCGTTCAAGGATGTTGTTTAAAAGTAAGATTTGTTGTTCTTTAGAGCCAGTTCCAAGTCCTACTACAATATTAATATTAAATTTATCTTTCCATTCAGTCGGTCTAACCGGTACATATTGATTGTTAAGCATAACAATTCTTTCTTTGTCTTGATACTTAACCATAAGCTCAAATATTTTTCTAAATAAATCTTTAACACCTGTTTCTGCAAATATTCTAGCAATCAATTCTGAACGCATTTGTGTTTGCGTCATCAAAGTATTTACACCAGTTGCAGTTTTTGAATTTAATGTATCTGCATCTAAACCTTGAGCAGACTTTGTAATACCAGTTCTAGCTTCTCTTACAGAATCTAAGTAAGATAACATTGGAAAGGCTTGTTGTGAAATCGGTTGAGCTTGTAAAGGCTGCATTACTTGGCTTGGAGGTTGTTTCGTTCTGACTACTCCACCAGGTCTAGTCGTTAATAAGTCATCCATATTAACCATACCATCCATGATCGCTACTCTGTTGTTATTTGTTAAATACATATTGTCTAACAACTGACGCATAACAGTAGATTTCATTAATTGGATGTCTTCAACTAACTCAGATATTGAACGACCATAAAATCTATGTGGCATTGGAATTGGAGTGATAGTTACAAATGGAATATTATCGCAAGGCATATTTTCTAAAACCATAGAACCATCTTGTCCTGCAGAAATAATTTTTCTAAGTTCAGCTATTCCATCTTCATCATAATCGTATTTTATGTAAGACTCATAAATTAAAACTTTTTCAGTTGAGCTATCGGTTGCATTGTCAATTGGGTATTCGTCAATATTTCTTTGTCTAACAATTTCTTCAGTATTATAAATATCTTCATCTGAGGTAGGTAAACTTGCAACATCTTCTTCGTCATATCCCATCGCTACTAAGTCTGATCTTGACATTAATACTTTGTGAGAAACGAAATCAGCATCGTCAATTGACTTTGCATTTCTGTCAATTAAAAATTCTTCAGGTGGGACAGATTCAATTTTAATTTTACCAGTTTTATTTGTTCGTTTAATTTTGCAATTGTATAATGTGAAATCTGGTTCTTGAACTTGAGCTGTATCTACTCCTCTAGCTTCGTATTGTTCTAACAATTTTTCAAATTCTTCTTTGGCAGACTCATCTTCCATTTCTTCTTCTTCGACAATTTCGATTTCATCTTTAGAGTCCATCAAAGCATCTTTCTCAGCTTTGGATAAATTTTTATAAGTTTCGAATTCTACTTTTTCACTTTCGTCATAATAAATTTTTAAGAAACCATTTTTTTCAATTAGTGCATCTTTGAAAAAATTATAAAGTAATTGGAAACCATTATTGTCTTTATAGAAAACATGATTGAGGTAAGCAGAGGCTTGTTCGGCAAGAGGTACATCTTCGGCAGTTACCGGATCGCAACGAACTACATTATCACTTGCAGTAAACACTCTTAATAAATTTGGTAAGATACTTTCAATCGTATCTGATACATCGGTTGATACGACTTGTGAACGACCATCTATTTCTGTTCCAAGTTTATCGCCTAAATAATATTCTAAAGATTTTCTTCTTGATGATGAAAGCTGTCCACCTAAATAACCTAAAGCACCTTCAATTTGATTTGAAAGTAAACTTCTTAATTTAGGATCTGATAATTCGGTAATTTTTTTTGCCATATTAAACTATATAATTTGTATCAACTGGAATTGGTTTATTCCAATCGGATCTTTGAACAGGCTCAGTTACTGCACCATATCTCATACTATCGCAAAAGTGTGAACTCCAATTGTGGAGGGGTTTATTCCTAAAACAATTATTTTTTTCATCCCATCGTTTGCAGTATGATTTTAATGCCTCAATGAGTTTTTTGCAATTGTTTTTATGGAAGTAACACTTCGGTAACATTCGTCTTACTTGCTCAATACCATCTTCTATACTAAGTTTGGGTGCGATGTCAAATTCTAGTCCCATTTCTTTAGCTGTTTCCCACCTAGATTTATTAGTGCCAATCTCCCTAACTCTAATATCATGGGGTGCTATATGCTTAGAATAGTTATATCCTTTGTCATCTATGACATTCATATAATGCTCTAATCCCTCACCAGAATTCTCATAGCAGTCAATAATTCTAATCTCATCACCATGTCGCTGAGCAAAGGTGATTACTGTGCTGTCGTTCATTCCTAAATCCCACCAAGTTTCAACCTCTAAATTTTCGTCAATATCAAAATTTTTAATCTGTCCTTTAGCTTCTAATTCCTCCATTGTCTTACCATAGTAAGAACCAGATATTCCAGCTTGAAATGAACATTCAAACTCTTGAGCATAAGCCTCTGGCGACATTGTGGATTTGGCAGCATCTAATTCTTCTTGAGCTATAATCTTAGTTTCACTAGCTTTGAACACTTTGGTAAACCAATCTTTATTGTGTTTAGCTTTTTCATGGAGTTCAAAAAACCAGTTTCTCCCCATCGGTGTACCGATAAAAATTGCAAACCCTTTACGATCTGAAAGTGCTGGTCTTAAAATGGTATCGAAAAGGTCTGGCGAAAGGTTTTGAGTTTCATCGCAAACTATCCCATCAAAATACTGTCCTCTAATGGCAGCACTATTCTCACCTCCAATAATTTGAATACGACTATTATTAACTGAGAAATCTACCCTTAGTTCTGACTCATTGAATTTTGTTCCTGGTATGGCAGCTGAGAATTGTTTGAGATAGTCCCAAGCTGTAGATTTACCCTGCAATCGGTATGGAGAGATAAAAGCATATCTAGGATAGGGTTTAGTGTTCGTTA